GTTCTCCAGGTTTATTTGGATCCATATCATTAATTAAATAACGAGGGCCTCTTTCGATACCCATAATTAATCTATCATAAGGAACATAATTTTCATGTAATTCTACTTCAGTATGCATCCTAAGATATTCAGGACGAGCTGTAGTTAAGATTATCATATGCCCTTCACTTGCTGCCTTGTCTAAATAATCTATAGTAGATTTTATACCTTCAGCTTTTGTTGTCTCATACGTTTCAAATTTGCGATATTTAAATATAGTACCATCTATATCGCAAAAGTATGTATTTTTTTTCTCCATATTAATTATCTAATTGGTAATCTGATGGTGGTAATTCATTTAGTAAAGACCCTTCAGGATATTTTTTATCTAAACCAATTTTTTTAACTATTATTTTTAAAGATTCTTCTGGAGTATGGTTTGTTGTATCTATATGAGTGTAATCAAAGTCTGGTTTTTGAAATTGAGATACGTGATAATTTTCTCTACCTCTAAGTCCTTTATCTAAATCATAATGTACAAAAATTTCATGTAATTGCCACTTCATTATATCCTTAAATTCTTCCCTTTGATCTAAGTAAGGGGAAACTAAAGATACAATCACATCTTTACCTTGATTATGAAGATAATGAGCTATTTTTTGGGCAGCATCTACATTAGTTATCCTACCTTTTATAGAATAATCTTTATTTGTAAATAATTCCCTCATTTCATCTCCATCTATGCGATAAGCGTGTGGGAGATATTTTTCTTTAAGCATGTTTGCTAAAACAGTCTTCCCAGAACCGGGTTGACCAGTAAACCAATATATCATATGACTTTTATTTTTATAACTTAATGTACGTAACTATTTTAAATAATCCAAACTATTCTTCTCTAGTTTGTCCACCAGGAAATGTTTTTATTCCAGGTTTAAAACTATCAACATTACTAGTAGTTTCAAAGTTAATTGTAACTTTAGATTTAGAATTCCACTTTTTAATTGAATTTAATTCTTTTTGAATAGTATCAGGAATAATATATCCACGTAATGTAATACCAAAAGTACCCTTTACCAACCTATCCTGACCTTGAGTTAATTCGGTTGCTGTAGTAAAGTTATCTATAAATGCTCTAAATTTGAATCTTTCAGGGTTACCCCAATAAGAATCAGAAGCATATTCACACGCCTCAATTATTTTATTTAATTGTTCCATGTAATAAGTTTGTACAATACAACTATATTCTAAGGTAACAAAATCTGGCATTGCTACAGCATAATGTTCTTTTACTGGTTTTTTGTTGTTTAATACTGCAAAATTATTGTAAAAATTAGAGGGACTATATTTTTTTTGAAATGAACCATATAAATTAACTCCATTGGAATCTAATTTATTAGCTACTGTTCTATCTTTAGCAATTGAATCCCGTTTTAATACTATAATAGGCATCATAATAGCACCTGATTTATCTCTATAATATCCATCTCTTTGGAAAGATTTCCATCTTTCAGGAGCACCATAAATTATAGGAACATTTCTTCTTTGACCGTTTTGATATACAAAGGGTTTAATTACATTTTTAAAATAATAAAATACTGCTTCATCTAAATCTTGTATACCAATAGAAAAAGGTTTAGTAGTATCATCTTTAAAACTTAATTTAGTAGACCTGTTAAAATCTATTCCAGTTTGTGATTCATTAGGATTAGCACGAGCATTAGGATTACCTCTTTCAGTATCAAAAGCAGTTTGCTGTTCAACACTTAATTGTCTTTGGGTTTTTGGAATTGGTTTTCTAATTTTACTCATTACATTCTTTCTCTATAAGGTGAAATTGCTACTTTATCTGCAGGAATATAATATGTGTTACAAAGAATAGATACACTATTACCAAATTGATCTAAATTAGGATTTAGTGGGTTTGGAGTACCATCAGAATTATTATTAGGATAATCAGGGTTTTTGCCCCCCCAATATTGGTTAGCTACAGTACTTTGAACTCCATAATAATCTGTTTGATATAAAATTATATCACCTACTCCAGGTACTACATTAGCATCTACCAAATCATCTCTAAAGAAGAAAAAATCAATTCCCTGGTTAAATCCAATTCCATCATCTTCAATCCCATATGTTTGATTTTCTCTATCAATTAGGACATTAAATAAAAAAGGACCATCATAATATTTTTCACCTGCTGCTTCTCCGTAAATATTTACTTTAGTTTCTTCCAATTTAAATTGATATAAGGCACACTGTTGAGTAATAATATTACCCATTAATTCTCTGTTTAAACGTCTTACCAGAGAAACATCTCTCTGTCTTGTGAACATTGCCATATTATCCTATAAAAATAGTCCAAGGGACTTGTTGTAATTCTGTTTGTTTATATTCTGCTTCTTGTGCTTTTCTTTCTAGTAAAGCTTTTCTAGAAGTTTCATCAAGGTAAGCTCTTAGCCTTTCTAATAAAGCTGTTTTTTCTGCTGTAGCTGCTGCTATTAAATCAGATTGATTTAATGTAACATCTGCATTCGGAATAGGTATAGTACCATATTTTCCTCTAACATATCCTAACATTTCTTTAGCAATAGCTAAAGTCATTTCAAATATCCATTGTCTACCAATTGAGTTAATTAGTGAATATCTAGGGTTTTTAAAATTAGCATTACCAACATTATTAACTTGATCTGAGGCACATTTTACTCCTCCTCTATCTTTTTCAAAAATATACTGGAACCAAATTTTGCCTTCTGTCTTTTTAGGTCTGGGGAATACTTTAAGTTCATTAGCATGAATTTCAAAGCTATAATCTGCCCATCTAACCATTTCATTCATTTCAATGGATTGAATTACTTGCATATCATAGCTAAGGGGCATCATCAAATAACCCATATCACCACCAAATCCTCCAACACCAACCAATCCAGCTGCAATAGATCCACCAAATCCAAATCCAGTATAAGGGTCTAAATATTGGGCTGAGGCAGGAACGGGTTCTTGATAAAATACTCTTTTAATTTCAATTCCTTCCGAATAAGCAGAACCTGTAAATCCACTAGCTGTCATAAAGGTTTCAAAACTATAATTTTGTTGGTTTGCTATAAGATCAAATGAACCTGAATACCATGGGATTGTACCTCCTACACCTGCTTCATCAGCATACTGTTGGGTCAATCTAACTATAGTTTTCATACTAGGAGTTATAATAGTTTCATTTAGTTCCTCAAATATAGAAATACCTTCTAAATCTAAAAAATTATCTCTAACTATGTAAGCCCATATTTCATTACCGTACATAGTTACAGCTTCTTCAAATGCTGTATAAAAGGATCCTGATTGTAATTCTATATCAACTAAAGGATATCCCATTCTGTTAGCACAAAAAATAGCTACTTTATCTGCATCCTGTCTAAATTCAGGATCATTATCATAAAAGCCAAAAGGTGTTTCTCCAGGTGCGAATGAACTTGAACCAGGCCAAATAGGTACATTCATAATTTATGTTTTGTTATAAATATGAAAAAAAAGGACTCAATATGAGTCCTTAAATTTTTTATGTAAATAAATACTTTTTAATCTCTTACCATTAAAAATTTAGAATTAGCAGCACTACCTGATAACCATAATTTTCCGGATTCTGCTGGTTCTGAAGTTGGAAGATTATATAAATAAAAATCTGTTCCATCAATTGATCCTGAAAATGAACCAGATAATGAACCTGTTACGTCTGCAGACCCTGTAAATGAACCTGATACCGAACCAGTAAGAATACCATCGAATGAACCTGATAGAGAACCTGAAGGGTCAATACCAAATGAACTTGTAGTTGAACCACTTACAAACACAATTGAATTTTGTCCAACAAATATTTCTCCAAAGTAATTACCAGCATTACCTAAATTAAATACTCCTGAACCTGAGGGGATAACACTTCCAGTAATTAATAAATTACCATCTACTATTAAACTTCCAGTTATTCCTACTGAACCAGTTGTTTCTAAGACTATGTTGTTAACACTAGAACCTGAAATTATAACAGGTTCCGCAGATGCTGTTATGGAATGGGATGAAGTAAAGTGTCTAAAATTATCATCAAGTTCTGTTATAGTTAATGCTGAACCTTTTACTGATCTATAAGTTAATGCCATTTTTATTTAAATTTAATTTTATTATAAATATTAAGAAGAAGCTACAAAGTACTCTATT